AGCGTTGGGCAACAAACTCCACGCCTTCGACGCTGGCTGGCGGTTGGAGGACTGCTGGGCCTACAAGCTGCTGGCGGCCAACCCCGGCCTGCTGCCGTCGTGTGCCAACCCGCCGGGCGACCGGTTCCACACGTCCGCCGACATGACCCGGTCCAACATTGTTCTCCTGCAACGCTACTGGTGGATGCGGCAGGCTGCCGAGTGGTATCCCGACGTCGACGTGTTCGCGTGGATCGAATACACGGTCCTGAAGCAGACCAACGTCACCGAGGACGTCCTGCGGGCGTTTGTGGACGACCTCGAGCGGCGGCCCTGTGACGCGATCACGCTGCCCGGCTGCTGGCCCAAGGGCGTGATTAACGACGCCGAGGCCCACTGGCGGTTTGTCGGGTCGTGCTGGATCTGCCCCCGGCAGCTGGCCGCCCCGCTGTTCGACGCTGTCGAGACCGTGGCCAGCCTGCGGGCCAGGCTCACCGGCCGGCTGTCGTGGGACATGAACACCATGGCCTACGTCGAGCTGCTGGATGCCCTGCCCGTGCGGTGGTATCCGGCCAACCATGACCAGACCCAGTTCACCAACTACCGGGGGCTCCCGTGACGCTACTTTGCCAACTGGCCGACAAGCACATGACCGACAAGGGTGGCACGTCCACCGTGTACGGCGGCGTTCCCGGTGACACCTGCCACAACTACACGCCCGCGTACCACGCCATGTTCGGCGATCGCCGCGAGTCAGTGCGGCGGGTGCTTGAGGTGGGCGTGAACGCTGGCTCGTCGCTCCGAATGTGGGAGGAGTATTTCCCGGCCGCCGAGGTGATCGGCCTCGACATTCGGCCGGACGTCCTGTTCGCGGCCGGGCGGATCCGGTGCTACCAGGCCGACCAGGGCGTCCGGCAGTCGCTCCAGGCGGCCGTGGCCGCGGCTGGGGGCGGGCCGTTCGACCTGATCATCGACGACGGGTCGCACCTCGAGGCCCATCAGATCGTGACCGCCGAGACGCTGCTGCCGCTGTTGGCCCCGGGCGGCGTGTACGTCATCGAAGACATCGACATCGACTGCCGGCCCGAGCTGCTCGCGGACCGGATCACCGCCCCGGAGGGCCTCGCGTGGGAGGCCGTGCCGACGGGCGTCCACATCGGCAAGGCCCGGTGCCGGCCGGGCTGCGAGTTCTGCGGTGGCACGGCCGGGGAGACCCTGATCGTCTGGAGGCGGGTGTGAAAATCGGCGTTTACGCACTGAGCAAGAACGAGGAAAAGCACGCCTTGGCGTGGGCCGAGTCGTGCCAGGACGCAGACGTGCGGGTGGTGACCGACACCGGAAGCACCGACGGCACCGTCCAGCGGCTGACCCTAGCCGGCGTGACCGTGGCCACCGGCTACGTCTGCCCGTGGCGGTGGGACGAGGCCCACAACCTGTCGCTCCACCACCTGCCGCCGGACGTCGACGTGGCGATCCGTTTGGACCTCGACGAGCGGCTCCAGCCCGGCTGGCGGGAGGCTGTCGAGCGGGCGTGGGTCGACGGCACCAACAACCTGCGGTATCGGTACGTTTGGTCGTGGGCACCCGACGGCCGGCCGGGCCTCGTCTTCTACTGCGACCGGGTCCACGCCCGGGCCGGCTTCCGGTGGACCGGGGCGACCCACGAGGGGCTGGTCTGCTGGAAGGGGGACCGACGAATCCGGGTGGCCGAGGGGCTGGAAATCCACCACCACCGCGACCACGGCAAGCGGCACGCCACGGACCTCGAGCTGCTCCGCGTGGCGGTGGCCGAGGCCCCGCACGATGCCCGGGCGCGGTGGTATCTGGCCCGCGAGTGCGACTACCAAAACCTGCCCGAGGCGGCCGCCCAGTGGGCCGCATACCTACGGATGCCGGATGGCAGCGTCACCGAGCGGGCCTACGCCCTGCGGGCGCTCGCCAGGGTCACGGGTGAAGAACTGCACCTCCACCGGGCCGCCCGCGAGGCGACCTGGGAGCCGGACGCCTGGGAGCATTTGGCGCAGGCCCACTGCAAGCGGCGGGAGTGGCGCGAGACGCTGGCGTTTGCCCAGGTCGCCCTCCAGGCGGACGGCGAGCCGACCCACGCCACTGATCCCAACGCCAAATGCCGGGCGGCCGACATCGCCGCCATGGCGGCCTGGGAGCTGGGGCTGCGTCCACAGGCCCTCCAGTTGGCCGAGGACGCCGTGGCACGATCACCGCTAGACGACCGCCTGCGGGCCAATCTGGAGGCCATGCGGCGGTTGGTGGAGGCCTAGCGTGAGCACCGCCCGCGAGATCGCCGACGCCCTGGCCGACAGCCTGGACGCCTACACGTTCACCGCCGTGACGCCCTCGGTCGTGCGGCAGAACTGGCCCAGCTACGACATCGAGGACATGGACGACCCCGTGGTGGCGGTCATGCCCGGGGCGATCGAGACCACCCGGGCCGACCGCGTCCATTGGCAGTACGACTACGCGATCATCGTGTTCGTCGGCCGCCACGCCCCGACCGAGGCCCTAGCCGACGACACGCTGGCCTTGGCGGAGGAAATGGTGGACGCGATCCGCCAGCACGACTGGGACGAGGCGGTCACCTGGCCGAGCGGCGTGACGAGCCCGATGGAAGTCGAGGTCTCGCTGAACCCCGACGAGGGGCTCCAGGAGCGCAACGTTTGGCGGGCCGTGATCACGGCCACCTATCGCGTCCACCGGACGTAGGAGGCAGCCATGCGAACGACGGTCAAGGTGCGGGCCAAGATCAACACGGCCCACGTCAAGAAACGCTACCAGGCTGGGCGAAACAAGAGCCTAGACCGGATCGGCTCGTTCACGATGCAGTCGGCTAAAAAGCAGTTTTTGAACAAGCAGCCCAAGAAAAAGCCGGAGTGGCGACGGGTCGGCGAACAAAACGGAATTCCAGTGCTCGAGGTCGTTTTTCGGCCACCGACCGCCGGCCGGGTCACTAGTTGGAAGACCGGCCGGGGCCGGGCTGCCAATGGGTTTTTGCGGGGCAGTGTTCGATACGAGCGCGACGACCGAAAAGGGTCGGTTGTGATCGGCCCGGCTGAGCGCACGGTGTGGCTCAACAGGATTCAGGAGTTCGGCGGTAGCCGGACAGTCGCCTACCGCTACTTGTCGCGGTCGCCGGTCGAGAAACTTAAGGGCGGCCACGCGATCCCGCAGGGCATGGGACGCGGCAGCCGGCGGGGCGGCCGTGACGCCAAGGGCAGGTTCCTAAAGGGAACCGGCGGCGAGGCCTACGTCGTCATGAGGAGAGACACCCAGACCGGCAAGCGGACCAAGGCCGGCGTGTTCAAGACGGAGAGAGGCAAGGTCAAGCCGGGCCGCTACATGGCCAAGGGCCTCGACAAGGTCCGACCCAAGATTCCCAAGACCTTCCAAAACTTTGTCTCCGGCCCGTGACGCCAGACCCCCTGCGGGCCTGCCCCCGGGCGGGGCTACCGTGAGCGAACAACCGCCCACGGGAGCACTGAACCACTATGTCAGTCACGCTCGGCAAAGACGTAACGATCACGGGCATCAGCAACGCCCGCACCGTCACCGTCAACAACTCCGCCGCGGAGGTTGACGTCACGAAGCTGGGTGACGCCAGCCGCAAGTTTCGGAAGGCCATGATCGAGCAGACGGTCGAGGTTGAGTGCGTCGACGCCCCCGGCGTGGACGTGGGCGACACGTTCACGCTCGGCGGGCCGTCCACCGGCAACGTCGTGTACGTCGTGACGAACGTGGCCGAGGCCGACCCGATCGACGGAATCAAGACGTTCACCGTCTCGGCCAGCCGCAATCATTCGCAGTCCTAATCAGGGAGACCCGCACGCATGGCCATTACGCTTGGCAAGGACGGTTCCGCCCCTCCGTTCGGCAGCCAAATCATTTCGGCGACCTACACCGAAGAGGTGGAGATCGTCGACGTCACCAACCGCACCAACGCGGGCGGCACCTCCGGCAACCCCGGCTTTCGGGCTTACAAGTCTGGCCTGACCAGCAAGTTGTGGGAGATCGAGTGCCACAGCCCCACGGGCCTGATCACGGCGCTCAACACCAACACGCCCACCTCGAGCTTCCTCGTCATGGGCGTCACCGAGAACATCTCGATCGACGGAGCGGTGACCTACACCGTCACCGCACGGGAGGGCTGATCCCGTGCCGATCGTTCTGGGCAAGGATGGCACCGTCACGGTCGGCACGGCCGTAGTCGGCGTCCGCAACGTGACGTTTTCCAGCGCCGCCCGCACGATCGACATCGAGGAATACGGCAGCCGGTTTGTGTCGGTCTACCAGACCGGCCGGGACGGTTCGCTGTCGATGGAGGTCAACGACACGACGTCGGTGGCCGCCATAGCCACTGCGCTGAACAACGGGACGGAGGTCACAGTGTCGGGTGGCAACGCCGGTTGGTCGTTCCCGGCCGTGATCACGTCGCTGAGTGAAACGGCCGCCGTGGACGGCGTGGTGACGTTTCAGGTCGAAGCCAAGATGACCAAGGGAGGCCTGCGGTGAAAGAGTTCAGGGACGACCAGGGCCGGCCGTGGATGGTGGCGTTGACCGTCGCCGCCGCCGATCGCGTCCGCGGCTTGGTCACGCTCGACGTGACCGAGGACGTCGACCAGCCGGACGGCAGTGTCAAACGGCAGACCCGCCAAGTGCCGTTCGACCTGATCGACGCCGGCACCATCGCCAAGACGCTGGAAGTGTTGCGAAACAACTACGGAAAGATCGGCGAAATCCTCTACGCGATCTGCCGGCAGCAGGCCGACGAAAAGAAACTGACCCGCGACCAGTTCCTGGACGGCCTCCGCGGCGATTCGCTCGAGGCGGCCCAGCTCGCCCTGGAGTCGGAGCTAGTCGATTTTTTCCCGCCGGGCCTCCGCAAGATGGTCGCGCTCATGGTCGCCAGAATCCGCGAAATGGCCGACCAGGTGATGAGCCAAGCGGAGGCCGAGCTGGCAGGAACGACGGCGGCGGAGCTGCTCGCACGATCTGGGACACGATCTGGGAGTGTGCCGGAATCCTTGGAATCCACCCCGGCGAGTGGACCTTCCGAAACCTCCTTACAGCCCGAAACGCTCGACTCGAAATGGACTGGTGGCACACCGCCAACCTCCTCGCCCAAACCGCCAACCTCCACCGGGCGAAACACGCGCCGTCCGTCGACCCAGCCCGCCTAAACCCGTTTGCCAAGAAGAAGGCCGCCCGCCAGGCCACGCCCGAAGAGATTCAGAAACTACTAGGCCCTGACTGGCATGAGGTCAAAACGTCATGAGCCGAGTTAGAGGCGGGCAGGTATTTGTCGAGATTGGGGCCGATCCCCGCCGGCTGTTCAAGTCGCTTCAGGACTTGAACAAGCACATCGGCAAGATCGGCTCGCAGTTGCAGGGGCTAGGCACGCGAATGACGGGGTTCGGTGCGGCGCTCACCGCCCCGCTGGCGCTGGCGACCCGGCAGTTCGCCCAGTTCGATGACGCGATCCGTCTGACCGCAGCTGTCAGCGGTGCGGCCGGATCAGACCTGCAAAAGCTGAACGACCGAGCCCGGGAGTTGGGCGCGACTACCTCGTTTACCGCGGTTCAGGTCGCCACATTGATGGGCGAGCTGGGACGCGCGGGTTTTAAGCCGGACGAGATCAACGCCATGACCGGCGCGGTCTTGAACCTCGCCCGGGCAACCGGCACCGACGCAGTTCTGTCTGCAGGCATCATGGCGGCCACGCTCAGGCAGTTCGGCCTTGGCGCTGCAGATGCGACCCGCGCCGCTGACGTGCTGACCCAAACTGCCAACGCAACTTTTAATAGCGTGGAAAGCCTTGGCGAGGCCTTGAAGTACGCTGGCCCCGTCGCATCTAGCCTAGGGATGTCGCTTGAGGACACCGCTGCCATCTTGGGTGTTCTTGGCAATGTCGGAATCCAGGGCAGCGAGGCTGGCACCGCCTTGAGGCGTCTGGCGGTGATCTCGGCAGGGGCAGGCGAAAAACTGCAAGAGATTTTCGGAATCACTAACACCGACGCCGCCGGTAACCTGAAGCCGCTGGTCGACATTCTGGACGAGATCAACACCGCTACGGCCAGTATGGGCGTGGCCGAGCGCACAGCCAAGATGGCCGACGCTTTCGGCCTGTTGGGGATCACGTCGGCCAACGTGCTGTCGCAGACTGCCGGGGGCGTCCGCGGGCTGGCCGATCAGCTTCAGAACGCTGAAGGCACCGCGGCCCGCACGGCCAAGGAAATGGACGCCGGCCTCGGCGGGGCCATGCGGATTACCCTGTCCGCGATCGAGGGCACGGCCTTGGCGATCGGTGACGCGCTGGCCCCGTCGCTCCAGTTCCTGGTCGAAGGCATCGGCCACGCCGCGAGTACGCTGACCACGTTCATCAAAAACAATCAGGAGATGGTGGTCGGGTTGGCACAGGGGATCGCCACGTTTGCCGGGATCTCGGCCGCCATCCTTGGCATGGGCGTGGCCCTGTCGGCGGTGGCTGCGGCCTTCGGCCTCGTCCTGTCGCCGATCGGCCTGATCGTGGCCGGTGTCGTGGGCCTAGTCGCTGCCGTGAATCAGGCGACCGGCGTATTGGGCCAGCTGGCCGGGATTGCCTCCACCACGTTCGCCGGGATCTACGACGCCCTTGCGGCCGGCGATCTTGGCCTGGCCATGGAGATCATGTGGGCCGGCGTTCAGGCGGCGTTGATCCGCGGCGTGAATGCCACCATGGCCACGTTGGACTCGTGGGTGGCGTTCCTCCAAAACACGTTTACCTACGCCGGAGCCGACCTGTACGCGGTCTGGGAATCGCTGTGGAGCGGCATTGCCCAGCTACTAAATACAAACAAGGCCATCGTCCTAGGCGTGGTCGACAACATCGTCAACGGTGTCATGGCGTCTTTCGACGCCATGGTGGCTGCGGTCAAAAAGTCTTGGAACTGGGTGCAATCATTCATCGTCAAGGGCTACGACCTGGCGGAAGAAAACAGGAAGGTCGACAGCGAGATGACGGCGCGGGCCGCCGAGCGGTCAGCGTCACGGCCAGGGATACAGGGCCGAATGGCAGCAGCGGCCGAAGAAAACGCGGCAACTGCCGCAGACACGCAAGCCCGCATTGACGCCGGCCGGGCAAACGCCGACGCGATCGCCGCCGGCCGCCTCGACGAGAACGCCCGCCGAGCCGCAGCCCGTGACGCCGACGCGGTGGCCCTCGAAGGTCGCGTGGGCGAACTGCGGGAGACGGCAGCCGACCGCCGGGCCGTGGCCGGCCAAGTTGGCGAACTCGACCGGTCGCTCGGCAGCGTCACCGGCATGGATGAACTACAAGCCCTGGCCAGCACCTTCCGCGAACTGCGGGACAGCGGCAAGCTGTCGGCCGAGCAGCTCGAGCGGTTGGAAGGTTCGCTGGATGCGGCCTCGGAGCGGGTCATGGATGCGGGCCTGTCGGGCAGCAACGACGCCCGCGAGGCTGCTGCAGCCGGGGCCGCCGCGGCCCAGGCGACCGCCACGACGTCCGCGGCTGAGGTGGTCGGCACGTTCAGCGGTGCCGCGTTGGGCCAGCTGGGGTTCGGCAGCAACCTAGCCCAGAAGCAACTCGACACGATGAAACAGATCGAACAGAACACCCGCGACCCTATGGCCGGCCTCGTCGCCGACTGACACCATGCCTATTTTTCGCTGGGTCGAAGACAACTCGAGTCGTAGCGCCACGATCCACCGGCTGGGCAAGAAGGCGCAGAGCACCTACCGCCGCAGTTGGAAAATCTTTGGAACCAGCGACGACGTCGCGCTTCACGCCGACATCAACGACACGCTGTATCGGTTTGCGCTCTTCTGGCAGTATCCGGGGCAACCGCAGAATCAGCTTCACCTTGAGTCGTACAGCGTCGAGTATCTCGGCGACAATGCCTGGCAACTGCAGGCCGTCTATATCTCGGACGGTGGCGAGGATGACCAGCAAAGAGATCCGCTCAAGC